TGGTAATAATAAATCTACTTTCATGTCTATATAACCGTTTATTTTTTGTTTTGTATACCCTAAAGGATAGAATATTCCCCAAAGTTTTTATTTAAGCCGATTGTTTCCATCTCATGATAGCGAACCGCATCAAGACCATGATTAAATTTGTCAATAGGTTTATTCAGTTGCTTGCCTGTTTTATCCTTATCCCAACAATAGCTCCGCAGCTCTTTGATTAGGTTTGTGCTTTGAGAGGTTACTAAATAATCTTGCCTTTGCATTACATCAATTCCGTAATTAACTGAATCCTTGCCTTTGGTTACACCCTTAATCGTGATTCCGTAGCGTTGTATATCTGCAATGGATTTAGGCTCGGCAGAGTCTGCATAAACTGGAACATCTTTAGGTAGTATTTTAGAAATGTCGCTATTGAGCAATCCTGTTTGGTAAGTCATCTCATCCAGGATCCTTTGCTCATTATATTTGTAAACTGCAATAATTGCCGTAGCGTCTGCACTATACCCAAAATCAAGCCCTATTCCAATCAATCTCGCCTCCTCAGGAATTTTGTCAATCGTCTTATAGTTCGTAAATACTGCGCCTTGTAATTGACCGACCTTGCCCTCTCCGTAAACAGTCCACCAATTGCGCCAGTATGCGCTTGTTTTCGCTTTTAAGCGATTCTTTTCTATTTGTTGGACAATACCCTCATCAAGTCCCTCATTGTCCTTGTATGTCAATATTATGAAATCGGCATCGGATTCGTCTTTTAATTCTCTATGTACCCAAAACTCATTGGCTGGATTAAAGTCAAGGTAAATGCACCGCTTTGTTCTTATTGAGAGTTCGTTGTAAGCCTCAAAGGTTACATTGTTGCACTCGTTAATGTAAAGAATGTCTCTCCTCGCACCTCGGAGTTTGCTTGCATCGTCTGCGCTAAAAAATTCTATAAAACTTCCGTTTGCAAATTCGTACTTTAAATGGCTCTTGTTGAAACGTTCTTCTTGAAATCTATTTGTCCATTTCATTATCTTGAGAAAGTCTCTTAATGCCCCCCTCCTTAGATGAGGTATTGATTCAGCAACAACGCTTATTTCTAAGCCACTTTTTTTTGCTGCCTTGTCTATAAGTACGGGGATTATCCCGAACGTTTTACCAGCAGATGTGCCTCCCTGGATTATTTTGATTCGCCTTTTGAGAGCGAGTATTTTATTTATCGCCGTCGTCCTCTGTAACATCAGGGAATAAAGGTTGCTCTATATTTGTTTGTTCGATTTGTTGCAATGGCGCACCGTATGCGCTATCCATTAATTTTTGATAGGCTTGCGTATCTCCTTCCCTTGCTTTTTTGATTAGCGCCAAAGTCATCAAATCCTCTTGGCTCATGTCTTCTAATTCGCTTGTTAGAGGATTCTTTAAATTCTGCTCAACTGATAGCCATTTTTTTGCAATGGTACTTCTATTCTTGCTCCCTACAGGTCTGCCTTTAGGATTTCCACTTTGACCTTTTTTGAACATCTTTAAATTCTCTTCATTTGCCATTTACTTTTGATTTTGTTTGTGTATTATTTTTGGAACTGCATTTGTCCATTTTACCTTGTGATGAATCCTCTTATGCTTATCTCCCATCTCACTAATATTAACGCATGACGGATTATACATAACGCTAAAAAATGACTTCACATAAGTTCCATAATCAAGATAGACATCTGACAGTCCTCCTGTTGTGTTTTGTGTAGGCTTTTGAATTATACTTACATTAGGAATAGTTAAAAACAATTCACCTTTACTACCTCTATTAACGTAAGTAGTTACATCTTCGTTGAGTCTGCCCATGAATTTGATAGGATTATCAGCTTCACACATGAATGTATTCATTGCCTTTCTCTTGGGTTTAATGTTTTTAGCAAAGCCACTATTTTTACCTCCTATGAAATCCCCATTTTGCGCCATAGCTAATGTCAAACAGTCAATGCTTTTATAATACTTTAACATTGCTTGAAACACTTTATCCAGGTTTTTAATTTTACTCTCTTGATAGTGCAGATATTTATCAAACTTATATACAAAGCTGGTGTAATCATCGCACATAATAAAGAAATAATTGATGCCCTTTTCTTTGGCTAATTTGGGTATGGTATTGGAGCTGTATAGTGTACTCCTTAAATCCTCACTATTATCTCCTGAGTCCATTTGCTGATATGCTTCCATTTTGTCAAACACTATAAACTCATCCTTGTATTTTTTTTGATACTCATCTTTTGTACTATCCAAATCATCCCCAACCAAGTAGATTTTTCCTGTATATCCAGCCTTCCTCAAACTTGTATAAGTCCACATTTTTGATGGTCTACCATGCACCATGATAAAAACTGCAAAATCCTTATCCATAATCCTCCTCATATAAATCTTGGAGAGTCTTTGTCAATTCAACATAGCCATTCTCAATGGCTTGATTGTAATCAATTACAACAAGGGCAGATTTTTCCATTAAAGATTGGATTGATTTATCAGCATGGGCATAATATTCTGCAATTAGCTGGTAGTCAAAAACAATATGTCTATATGCTGCATAGGTCAAAAAGTCTTTTATATCATCAGCTGCATCTGACTGTTCTATTTCACTCAACAATGCTTTGGTTTTGTCAATATTTAACAAGCTATTTAAAGACGGTTTAACACCTTTTGTCTCATATACAGGACTTCCAACCTTACTTGTATATTTTTCATCCATTGGATCCTCATCAATAGGTAAATCCAAACCATATCTATTCAAGTCCTCTGCATCAAATTCATTTGCTAAAGCATCCCAATCCCATTCCCCTGAACTTAGATTGTCCTTAATTATAAATTCTCGTTGTTGTTCCTCTGTTAATGAACTCGCTTTAATTATGTAAACTTCTTTTAATCCAGCCTCTTTGCAAGCCCTCAATCTTTGATTGCCTCCGAGTACAATGTTATCGTCATTTACTATGATAGAACGCAACTGCAACATCCAAGGTGCTTCTTTGATTGACTTGACTAATTTACGGAAGTCATCGTTCTTTATTACCCTTGGGTTATTTGGGTTATTCTTTACCTGAGATATCTTAACCTTTTCTATTTGCATTATTCGTAAGTTTCAAAAACCGTCTTCATCTTGTTATGTATTTCCCTTAGACAGCTTGCGCAGTTTGTTGCGTTTGTTTTTACTCTAAAAATACGGCTGTATATTTTTATCATTTGGTCTCTTTCGCTTGGACGGTAGGTTGTGGATCCTTTTGCAAACCATTCCTTTAACCAATTGTATTCGTCTTCAAGTAGGCAATCAGGTTGCTTCGTGTTTCTGAATAATTCGTTGAGCTTCTCCTTGCGTTCATCGCATCCGCAGTCCTCGCCTAAAATAAACTTTGCCACCTTTGCGGCTCCTGTTTTCTCTAAGACCTCCTCTACTATATCTCCTACTCCTTTTTTAGGTTGCTTTCTTGGCTTCCGTTTTTTTGTTGTTTTACTCATTTTCTAATTTTTTGAATATGATTATTTTATACTTGAAAATATTGAAGATACGCTTTACTATGTATTCAGGTTTCATGTCATTTGTTTAAATACATAAAAGCGATTCCATTACATCAATCTCCTTTTGCGTTTGTGTATCCGCTTTTAGGTTGCCTACCAGCTTGCTTTTTAATCTTCGTATTTCTTGCTTGATGTATTTGGTTCGATATGTTGGTTTGTCCTCTTGCTTTTGAACTATGTATCCGTGTTCCTCCAGCAGCTTAATGCTCTCCTCAATCTTTGCTTGTTGCTCTCGGTAGTGATTAAATATTTGATTATCTATTGCCATCGTTTTTAAGTTGTTTGTATATTCCTTTCTCTGATTCGCTCAAGGATGCAAAGTTGTATATCTTATCCTCAAGCATTTCCTTTTCAGTTTTGTAGTACGGTTCGTCTTTATGCCCCAAAGGCGGAGCATAACGCAACCTGACTTTGCGCCTGTTGCTTTTGCTGTTTCCTATCTTTACCTCTTTATATTTCATTTAATTGCAATGCTCTCCGTCATCTTTGTAATCTTCGTTTTTCCGTAGGTCATCCATTTTAAGCGAACAAACCTTTTTGCTGTTTAATTCAATCATATAATCGTAATACCTTTGCTTGAATTTTTCTTTGATTATTTTCTTGGTTTGTTTCAAGCTGTAAAATATCGCCTTTGTGCTGATTCCGCTGCCCTCAGATATTTGCCTCATGCTAAGCAATGCATCTCGGTTTACGTCCTTGATTCCTGTATACAACTCAAAAAGGTTCTTGTCAAAGTATTGCCAGTTTTTAGACTCGCTTATTATCTCTAAATACAAATCATTATGATCCTCAGTTTCATAGTAATCGTATTCAACCGATAATGCAAATTCTGTTATATCCACCTTTTCAATTTTTTTCTTTTGAACTAAAAAATCATTAAACAACGATTTCAAAACCTTCAGCAGATAAACCATATTTGGTTCTCCTTTGCGCAAAGCTTTTTGTTCATTGCTGTATTTGATTAATTTGATATAGAACTCCTGTACTATATCCTCAGCGTAAACAATCTCCCCAAGCCATCGTATAAAAGTTACATACTCATCGTGTTTTTCTTGAACTTTTACAATCCATTCCATTGCTTAGAATCTAATCAAAAGTAATGATAATTTTTTGAATCCCATAAATCCCATAAATCCCACCTTTTTTCCCATAAATATTTTTAGGCATAAAAAAAGCGCCCATTTCTGAGCGCTTAAGACAGAACCAAACAATATAAAATAGTTTAATTATCTATTTTCGACAGACAAAGCTTTCTTAACAACAAAATCGCTAATTGTTTGGCTTGACATCTTAGACAATTTTGTGATTTTTGCGTGCTCCGTCGCGGTCACTTTAATAGCAAGCCTTTTTTCTTTTTTTTCCTTTTTCATTATTGAAATAGTTTTTTGAAATTTACGACTATTTATCATCGTAAGTTTTTATTGAAACAAATGTAGACATTTTTTTTAAAATAAAAAGCCGAACATTTCTGCTCGGCTAATTACTAACATTTAAAAATCCGTATTAGAACGGAACATCGTCAGAATCGTTGCTTTCGTAGGAAACCTCATCGTCTTCAGCTCGGTTAAATCTCCAAGCTTCCAAAGTATTGAAATATTTTACTTCGCCTTTTGGAGAAGTCCATTCTCTGCCTCGTATGTTTATATCAACGTCCATTGCATCGCCTACTTGATAATCGCTCAATAGAGGGCAATTATCTTGCGTTAGCTGCAATAAAATTAATTGTGGATACTTATCCTCGGTTTGTATTACAAACTCTCTTTTAGAGAATTTTTCCGTGATTTGCTGGGTTTCCCCTTTTAGGTGTAGTTTACCTTTTACATTCATATCGCTTCTATTTTAAAATTGTTTTTGATTCAGCTACCGCTTCAATAAATTCTTTTTCTATCCTTGAATTGTTAAAATATTCGTGTTTCTTGAATTCTCTCTTAAATAAACTTATCAATTTTTTTCTTTCTAATTTATCTAAGCAATCTAATTTTATTAATCTACTCGCACAAGTAAAATGAAATCTTAATTCATTTATAAATTGACCAAAAGAACCATCGCAATACCCCTTTTGTTTCCTTAATACTTCGTGACAATATTGCCATTTATATAAAGGCATACATTTTAAATAACTTACTGGTATCTCAATTTTGCTTTGATGATACCATCCGTCAAATATTGTGCTATAACTAATGTATGTTTCAATTGTATTGTGCTTTGTCCATTCTGTATGCTCTTCATTTAATTTATACCTAATATATTGGCTTAAGGTCTTTCGCGCCTGTATTGCTTGGTTTTTTAAAAGTTGCTTTTCTTTACCTGATACTCTTATGTCTATTTTTTCAGTCTTTCGTGTTTTCATCAGCTTAAAACTTTAAATTGTTCGTGAATTAATGTCTGATAATACTCTCGGCATTCCTTAACTCGGTTGTATATCTTTTCGATTGTTTCAGGATCATATGCAATCTCGTAGCATTTTATCCTATGCTCCTTTGGAACCCTATCGAAGTTGTGTTGCATTTCTACCGCATTTCTTACAATAGGGTTATCGTCTATCTCTTTAAGCTTGTAATGCACTCTCCTTACCTCATCCTCAACAATATCGCTTGGGGTATCTACTAAGCAATAAACGAGAAAGGCTTTCCGTCTTCCTGTAAGCTCCATGTAACCTTGTAGCTGGTAATAATAGTCCTTGTTTGGTATGTCTTTCTTGAACCACGGAAACGTTGTTGCATCATAGCTGCTCTTTACATCAAGCACGAAATCGTCATTTAGTACGTCAGGAGTTCCAGTTAAGTATTCATTATCAAAATCTTGTTCGTTTTTTGACATTGCGCCCATGTTTAGAACCTCCTCGGCAAGCTTTATGCTGTCATCTTCAACCGCTATGCCCTTGTCTATGGCTTTGCTCCATACGTCTTTGCTATATCCGTACATATTTTCGATTGCATATTCCTCCAAATAGCCTTGGCATGTCTTGCTCAATTGCCCTTTTGTACGGCTGTTAGGCATTATCTTACCAATTGCGGAGCATCTTATCTTAAAATCTTTCATAACTCTGCAAGTTGTTTATTGGTTAATGCATAATTTTCTTTGAGTTTCTCTGCCGTGTACTCTCCGTTGGCAATCATTTCTAAGGCAGCCTTGAAGTTAGCAGCGTTTAGCTTCTTTTTTTCTTTCTTAACTACAGGTACTTGCTCGCCTGCCGCATCCGTGTCTTTGTCAGTTACTAAACCAAGTGCAGAAGATAGTGCGTAACGTCTAAAGTAAGTAACACCACTACCGAAACTTTGGTAATCATTCATACCTTTCAAACTTACTTGTGGTATAAGTGTGTTTGATTCTAACGTTTCACCACTTTCAACGTGAAAGATAATAGTGTTTAAGTAGTTATCTTCTTCGTGTGTGTTAATTAGTTGTGTGAATCCTAATCCGTGTTTTTCTAATAGTGGATTAATCTTGTCGAAGATTGTAGGCAAGTCCGCATACGAATAGCCATAACCTTTTGTGGCTTTGAATATTGGCTTTACTTCTTGCTGAAAAGCTGCAAGTGCTTTAAATAAATGTTTCATAACGTGTTTATTGATTTTGGTTTGTAAATTTCTGCGCTTGTTCATAGTGCGCTATGTATCTCCTGAAGTTGTTGTAACTTGCTCTAAGTTCTTTAGAGCCTCTGTAATCTCCTTTTACAGCGCATTTTTTTGACTCAGAGTAGAATGCTTCTTTGTAGGTTATTGCCTCGGCATAAGTTAAATCAAAAAGCCATTTGTCTCCGATGCGCTCGTTAATTATTTCTCTGCCTTGAATTTTGATTGATAAGATTCCAGCGGTTGCCGAAACCTCAAGTGGTTTTCCTTTCATAATACGATTTTAATTGTTAGTGGTATAAAATTAATAAAATATTCTTTAAATAAAAATTATTCTTTTAATGCTTTCGTCTTTTGCTTGTATTCCTCAATAATATCTCGCAGCTCCTCCCTTGAATATTTTATAGTCTCATGAGCCTTTGCATGTAATTTAATGAGTTCATCTGCTCCGATTCTCTCCTGTATTCCTATTTGATAGTTCAGCAAGTTTCCGTGTTTGTGTTGGTTACACGCTACGCATTGACCATGAACGTTGCGCTCGTCAAATGTTACTGCTTTGTGCGTTCCGCTACTGAAATAATGCCCAGCATCAAATTTAGATCCTAAAGGCTGACCGCAAGATATACACGTTTTTTTTTTATCTCGTTCCCTGATGTATGTATTGAAATACTTTTGAGCTTTCTTCATTAAACTTTGAACGGTTTCAAGCTTTTCCTTTAGTTCTTTTTTTTCTTTTTTCCAGTTCTTGACCTTTGCAGTTTCTACCCATATTTTAACGCACTCAGACTTAAAGCAGTATTTTTGGTTAAAGTGCTTAGCTTCGAATTTCTCTTTGCAGTTTTTACAACGTGGCATCTGCTTGAAATATGTATACCTCCTCTACGTTGCAATCTATGTTAGTGCATAAGTGTACGTTTATAACTCCTTCGTCTTGCAAATTAAAGTCTTCGTATTCGTGTTGCTCTTGCCATTTTATTGACTCTGCGCATTGTGGACATTTCATAAGTTAAATTGTTTTATGATTAATTCTAAGCACCGTACTACTATACTATTACCGGCTTGTTTGTATGCTTGACTGTCTGAGCAAGTCCAGGTAAACGTATCAGGAAAGTCCATAAGTCGAAAGCATTCTCTTGGACTTAATCTTCTTATAGATTGTGTGTTTATAATATTACCCCCCAAAAATTCTTGACCAGCACTTAAAGCTGGATTAATTCCGTTTACGTCATAAACTCTATTTTGTTGATATGGTTGTACACCCGCGCTTTCTTTGTTTTTATTCAATTGATTGACAGCTATTTGTTTGGGTTGCTTATAATCAGTTGCAGATAAACAACTCATATAATTAGAATTAATACCATAAACAGCGCCTCTTTCGCCACCTTTGTTTAAGTTTGCTATTTCGCCATTTTTTTTGGTTTCAAAAGTTATTTTTTCTAACATTTTTTTACTCAAAATGTATTTAGCATCAACTTCATTTTCAAGTACATCTTTTAGACGTTTAGTTAAGTGTTCTTCTTTTGCCCATCTAAAATTATTATCCTTATCCTCACGAATGCCTATTATAAAAACTCTTTCTCTATTCTGTGGCACTCCGTGTTTTTTTGCGTTCATTACTTTATAGTAAATGTGATAAGGTACGGAATCTTCATAAGCAAACAATACAGGCAGACCGTTTACGCTTTTGCCACCTAACATATTTACCCATTCCTTAAATGTGTTTCCGTTATCGTCTGACAATAGACCTTTGACATTTTCAAAAATAAAATATCTTGGCTTGTTCTTCTTTATAAATTCGTGACTATTAAAAAACAATACGCCTCTTTTATCTTCTTTGCCTAATCTTTTTCCGGCTAAACTAAACGCCTGACAAGGTGGCGAAGTCATATAAATGTCTAAGCTTTCTTTTGGTATTTCTCTTTCGTAAACATCTTTTGGATAGTATTTAGGTTCTCCGTAATTATGTATAAATGTTTCTCTTGCATACTTGTCCATGTCACAAGCAAAAACCTCATCGTATTCAATGCCTAAACGCATCAACGCTTGATTAAATGCACCTACACCACTAAAGTCGCTACCCACCTTTATCATAATTCTAATTCAGCATCGTTAATAATTTCTTTAAGCTTGTCGATTTCGTGTTTATGTTCTGCAATAATTAATTGATTTCTCAGATTAGATTTGCATTCCATGTGGTACTCTTGCTCAAATTCTAAAAAGACTTTATGAAAATGCTCAATATCCTCAGCGCTTTCTTTCATTGAATTAATCAAATCCTTTCTTCCTGGATGCTTTTCTTGAAGCTCCTCTATGCTTTCCTTAAATTTGATTAGTACCGTCTTTAGGTTAATCTTGGCTTTTAGTATTTCTAAGGTGTTCATTTTTCTTTGGCGTATATTTTATTGTAAACGTTTGGAGCTGGATTCTCTTGCTCATAATATAAAAATTTTTCTTTATCAAACCACATTATTAGTTGACCTATCTGACCAGCGGAGCGCGGCTTGATTTTATTGAAGTTTATTATAACTTGATTGTAATTTAAGTCCTCTCGGTGTACCGTTATCATGCACTTACCGCTATTGAACCATTCAGAGCCTCCTTTCAAATCGTACGGACTTGGCACACTTCGCTTTCCGTTTATCTTTTCCGTTAGCTTTGGATGAATGATTGTATGTAGATGCAATTCGTTATCCTCTGCTATTTGATTACGATAAGGCAATACAACCTCTAAATATTGTGCGTATCCTCCAAACTCATGGTATGGATGGCTTAGGTCTTTCCAGCTGTCAATGCTTGCAGTTTGTAATCCGCTTTTTTGTTTAAGCTCAACCGCATAATCATAAAACTGGAAAGGTGTCATCTTTGCTTTTACATCTTTCTTTGTTAGAATATGGAAGTGCTGAAATATCCAATCTAAGCTGTTTCGTATTTCTGCATCTTTGATTACGTTCCGTTCTTTAGGATTAAAGCTCTTGCCTGTAAGTTTATGAATTAGATCCGCAACAATTTCCACGTTGCTTCCAACATCAGGGAAGTAAACCAAATGCTTCCAACCATAAAATTTAGAGGTATTCAAAAGGCACTCCATTAAAACTTGCGTTTTCCCTGACATTGGGAATCCAGTCCAATCCGTGCAGTTTCCTAATTGCATCGAATAAAACTCATGCAATCCATCCCAGCCTA